ATTGAAGTCATAATTATCGTAGTTGAAGTTCCTATTTCCAGGACCAAAGATTTTAGCATAGCAGGATGGGTCATCTACATTTAGGACTTCGACCTCTTCCTTTTTGATCTTTTTCTTACCATTTTCATCAGTGTACTCGACATCTACTTTCTCTCTTGTAGTGCCATATCGCATCTCGTAATCGGCATCTTCACCGTATTTTGACCGGACTCGCTCACGATACTGTTCAAAAGTCGCTGAGATAGCGTTGTAAGCCGCTATAACGCCCAAATAGCGCTTTTTAAGTATCCTGTTGGACACCAATATGGCTGCGATAGAAAGGCTCCCTATGGCCATGCTAGGGGCATACAGACGTGCCATTTTAACAGCAGTCTGAGTGTAAACGATCACTTTATCCTTCCGCATATCAGCATCTGTATACTCTACCGACTCATCTTCATCAGCAAGTTCCACAGCTTCATAGAGCTGATCCATGCTCTCTTTATGCTCTTCAATAACTTCTCCGGCCTTTGTTGTAGCTTTACAAGCTGTTACTACCGTTGCAACAACGCCAACAATACCAATGCCCATCAAGATCTCTGGGCTCTTCTCTTTTATTTTGAACTCTGCTCTATAAGCCGACTTTGTTAAAGCTGTTCCGGCTGTGTTCAAAAGTTCATTAATCTTTTTCATCTTGTTTCTCCTTCCAATCGTAATATAATTGTATTATATCTCCGCTTTCTCCAAGAGCCTTTATGACCTCATTACGAGACTTATGCTCACGAGTTTTCTCAATATCAATATTATACATATACAAACTTGCTAAAGCGGCTAATGTGAAAACAATAGTTGCAAAGTCATTCCCATCAAGTCCCATTTTAACAGCCGATATGCTGAATAGGACTACAAGTATTGGACTCATTTTGAAACCTCCTGTTCATTATCTTTATTCTCAGATAGTTTTTCCAATCTCTCAATCTCCCATTCAAGATACTGAGCTGCCTTTTTGAGATCCTCTATGGCATTCGTCATGCTGCCTCCCTTACGACCTGCTCTTGAAATGTATTTTACAACATTTCCAGTGTAGAAATTAAGACCCCAATCCTCAATGACTTTTCTTGGTTCATACTTTCTGCCTGCAGTATAATGATCAGGATTCGTAATGTTGTTGTAAGCTTTTGGTACAGACACCATATCATTTTTGCAATAGTCTGCAATCTCTTTGCTAATCGCAGGAATATCAGTTTTACTGAAAAATGTAAACATACTTTTATCACCAACCCATTTATCACATATGTTTCTATCATTTTTAAATCTATAAAAACAATCAAAACGACGCAAACATGTATCACATGTTTTTAAAAATATTTCTAAATCATCTCTTTTATTTTGATAATCCGGATCAACACGCTCATCAGCAGGCATATTGCAGTATGGCCTGATCCCACAATTATCACAGCATCTTTTCTCTAATGGTTTACAAATAACCTTTTTAGGTTCATCCCTATCCATTTTTAACCTCCTAATCATCAAGATAATAAGCCTTAACTACATCGATTAGGTAGCCTTTACTAACTCGTCTAAGGCTAATATCTCGCTCATCTTCCCATCCCCAATTATTATCATTGTAATTACTTGGCTCATCGATCATATCAAACAGCTCTGCAATCGAGCAAGAACCAAACTTATTGATTCTATGTCTCATCTCATCGATCAAATCTTCAGCATCCTCACGATTCTTCAGAATGATACTCTGGTAATCGAGTTTATCATCTCTTCCAGATCTATCAGAACCACGATCTCTAGTACGCCTACGATCCCTGTCACGCTCTCTGGATGATCTTGTATATCCACCATAGTATGATTTGTAGTCAGTCCGATCACTTGATTTTGACTTACGTCCCCTGTCAGATCCGCCGGATGTACCAAAGAATGCCATCTCAGCAATATCCAGAACTAGGTTCTTAATTCCAGGAATGATCACATCAAACAACACATATGATTTGATATCTTCGGCATCCTCCTGAATGAAAGTGTCTACAAACTTCCTGCCAACAGATTTCTTTGTTGTTACAACATTTTCTCTATTTACAACCTTTCGAACCTCTTCTCTTTCAACCTGAGTTTGCTTATACTTATTAGAATTTGAAGGTGCCGATGCAACATCAAGTTTTATCTCAGCCATTTCTTATCTCCTTTTTGAAAAAATAAAGAGGCCATGCATTTTAGCACGACCTCTGCTTCCGGAACTATTCTTCTTCCGTCTCCGTCTCTTCTTTTTTCGCTTTAGATCTTTTCGCCTTCGCCTTTTTATCGTCTTTCACCGGCTCTTCAGCCCCCTGATCAAACTCGTCTGCGATCTCACTGTCTTCGAATACATCATCTTCGTAATCTTCGTCGTCCGGATCTACAACATCACCATTCTTGGCCGCTCTGCATTTCTTGATTGTTTTAACCAGTTTGACAATGCCTGCGCTTGCCGCAACTGCTGCAACACCAACAACCGCAATAGCTCCAACATTGATTCTGCCGCGATCCTCAACAACATCAAGATTCGGAGTTTCCTGTAAATCAATTACAGATAAATCCGCAACCTTAGCTGCATCAGAAACCTCTGTTACCAGATCAATTGCATCGTTTTTAAGCTCTTTGCTCATCTCTAAAATCCTCCTTTAGAATTTTGAAAACGTTGTTAATAGTTTCTCTATCATTATATGATAGAAAATTTCTGCGAAATGACTAGGAGCACCACATTTTAAGGTACTCCTTAACCATTTCTTTCTCAATATTCAGTTGTCTTCGTGCTTCATTTTGATCAGTATAGATTACGAAAGTCAGCCCTTAATGATACATCGTAGTCAATACATAAGCACGGCTGCCCATCAGGTGTTAGAACAGCATCCAATGAGATTGGAAGCCTGCCTTTTGTGCAATCGTCAATATTCCAACCAAGATCATCGCCCATTTTGGTTCTTGGAAGCTCAGGCGAATTCAGCTCATCCCAGAACTCATTCAGACTTATATACATTTCACTCTGTATATCAGAGCTAAGTCTGTTTATGGCAGAGCCGATCTTCTGCGCATTTGAATGGAAATACCGCCCGGAATAACTATCAAGGCATAAGCACGTTCCATCTCCAACGATCGTATAGGTATTTACATTTTGAACATCTTCCTGTGTCGGCGGATTCTTAGCTACACGATCCTTTGAGATCTTTTCACGGATATTTTGAGCTTTCTTCTCACCGATAACCTCAGCAGTTTTCTCCTTGTAATCCCTGAATGCTGCCTCAGTGATACTGTAAGCTGCAGATAATGTTGCAATGCGCTTACTAGAAGCTCGATCAGAGCCGATTATGCAAGCTGATGTCACAGCACCCATGGCAATTACCGGACCAATAACGGGTATCATCTCTTTGACCACTTCTCCATATACAGCCATTTTGGACTCTCGATCTCTTGGATTACAGTCTTTTAGATCTTTCTTCTTAGCTTCCATGATAGCCTTGCCTTTTGGTCCAGCATCATAAGCCATTTTGGCAGTCTTGATCATTCCGACTACTCCAAGACCAGTCAAGATTTGGGGTGTGTACTTATCCGTTTTAAGTAAGAACGAATTAATAACACTATCAAGTTTACTAGTTCCCATTACAGATTCCTCCTTAATAATTTTGAAAAGTTGAAAAGAAATAATAGAGAAGACATACCGGATTCGAACCGATGACCTCTAGTTTCCTAGCGCTCTACCAAACTGAGCCAATGTCTTCTTTCTCATTATAAGGCAGAATTTTTCTGCGAATATCATAAGTAACAATACTCACAAGTTCACCAAATAGTTGATTTATCAGTTGTTTGAATTATATTAATTATTCTGAATAATCTCTCTAATCTCAAGATATTTTGAAACATGATCGTTTGTTTTGTTTTTTTCCAAATAATCTATGGCCCAATCTTCTGCTTCTTTTTTTGTATTTTTTGCTTTATATATTACTCCTTGTGGATTTAATACCATGTATCTTATCTTCATTTTAATCCTCCTAATTCAATCCATAGTTATCAAAGTATTACTTTTGAATACTGTAGCATAATCTCTACAAAATATCTGATAATAGTATAATTGCTTATTATCCTTATTAAAGTAAGGAGTCAGAATATATCTAAACTGAATATTATCAGATCCGCAGAAAGAACACCTTTTATCCATTTTGCTTCTCCTTATTTAAAGGTTGATAATTTATTGGTTTATGACTGTCAGTGTTAACAGGAACCGTCATACAATCATAACACGGATCCTCTGATTCGGTCTTAGATGCAAATTTACATTTTGCACAATATTCGTAGAAATCTACAATCTTATCTTTACTCTCCATTTTTAACCCCCATTTAAAGCTGTAAAAGTTTAAAAGCAGCAAGACCTAATTTCAAATCACAACCGCCTACACTATTTTTGAATGGACATATATTGCATCTCTTTACCTTATTTTTATTTAAACAAAAGTCATTAATAAAAGCTTCAAGGCGTTCAATTGCGATTTTAGTTCCATAGTCACCTTTATAATCGATGACTGCTTGAAAGCTATCCTCCATTTTGTTCCTCCATATCCTTAATATTAATAATTTTGTGTAATGGAATTGTTTCTGCCTTACCATCTTTAACCACAATGCCAAATGCCCCAAAAAAATTTGAACCAACAGATATTAATTCATAAACATCTGTTTTCAAATGACATTCACGGCAATCAACATCGTATACGCCACAAGTTTCTGTCATATTTAAACACTCTTCACAAACATTCACATCGGGCTCAATATTACAGATTTTCATTCTACCCCCTCTTCAAACATCTATGATATTTTCAATTTTAAATCCTCTATTTGGCATATAACTAATAGCCGATTCTTCTATAGTATCTCGTACGAATTTATTTCGCTCAGGATCTCTAACTAAAATATCCAAAAAGCAATCTTTATAACTTTTATGTTTACTTAATTTGTCCATACTTGCTTTATAAGACTTTTTGAACTTAGATGTCGTCTTTCGATTATAATGTGGATCATATATTGTAATTATAGTACACGCATTACAAATCATGCTGTCAAAGTATTGTGTCATGATTTAATTATTTTACTCCTTCATTTTTATTCAGAAACACTTTGATAATCTATTTCAATATCAAGAATGTTATTAACTGGAATAATAGAGATTAGTTGTTCACTTACCAACTTTCCATTAATAATTCGTCCAGCATATAATTTTAAAAAACCAAATTCGATCTTAAGATAATCTAAGTTGGTATATGTACGCTCATTGATAGATCCTACTGGCTCTTTAAAGTAAACATTAGCAACTATTTTAAAATCATCCATTTTAATCCTCCTATCAAATCTCTTTTCCAAGATTCTTTATATCTTCAGAAACCTTATAGTTAACAGGTTTATGACTGTTTGTGTTAATTGGGTTTGAAAGGCAGTCCCAGCATGGATCCTCTGATTCATTTTTCTTGTAATGCTCACATATCTTACAATACCTATTAAAGTCTACAAACTTATCTCTATACTCCATTTTATACCCCCATTTCTTCTGCTACTTCTTCGAGTTCATCCCATGTGATACCGTATTCTTGAAATTCTTCAAAGTTTTTTTCAAGCCTTTTTATAAATTCTTTTACACCATCTACTTTTCCTTTTTCGTATTGATTTCTGTCAAAATTCAAGGCTTTTATAAGTTCATCTTTATTGACTTTTATCCCAATATCTCGGACTACTTTAATTATAGCATCTTCTTGTTTTACTTCTAAATCGCCTAATATGATCTCTATTGGACTATCATATCCTGTGATATTACTCATTTTGTACCTCCTAATCAAATGATATGTCAGTATAAATAATATTCTTAGAATTGTAACAAAATATGTGATTTGGATTTGTACATTTTACATAGATCCAATCACTATCCTCTGTCTTTCCTATAACTTGTACATTATTATGATTTTTAGTTATAGGAGGTTGATTTGGATCATCCATATATACAATAGAGACATTAAATAAACCAGAATATTTACCGTTTGCTTTGAATAATCTGTCCATTTTATCGCTCCTTTTCTCGGTATTCAAATTCGATCTTTTTAATCGCATTTAACGGTATCCAAGCAACTGATTTTGAAGAGTGATCACCCTCTAACAAATCGCATTTACAAATATCCAAATAGCAATACTTATCGCCAAGATATTCGTCCCTTATTGCAACTGAATCAATATCTGTATAGTACTCATGATCTCTATCTGTATAGTAGATCCAGATATTCATGGTATAATCATTATAACCCATAAGATTCCTCCTTTACCAGAATATATCTTCGTAATCTTCCCATTTACAGTTATCGTAACCTCTTTGACATCCGATTATGTAACCATTTTGGTCATATGCACAATGCATACAAGTAAAACACGTATGACATTCGATAGCAGTAATAAATGCTTTATATTCATCTGGAATTTCCAATTACTATTCTCCCTTCTTTTTAAATATTCCAACTGCCTCCTTTGCTAAACGGTCAACCTCCTCATTTTCAAGAATACCGGAATGACCTTTGACATGCTGGAATACAATATTTATTCTGGAATCATTTACAAACTTTGCATACTTTTGCGTATGCTTATTTTTGCATTTCCATTTACCAGTAGGCCAGTTTGCAATGCCGTCATAGTCATAGAAGATAGTTATACAGTCCATACCTAAAACCATAGCTCTTGCAATTACAGAACAAGCACCAAGAATTTCTCCAGCAACATTTCTCATTTTGGCCATCTCTGGCTCGTGATCATATCCTGAGAATTTATGCTTTATCCCATACTGATCGATTATGAAACCTCCATAACCATATACTTTTGTCTTTGGATTATAAGACCCATCAACAAAAGCATAATTATTATCAGGTAATATCATGTTAACTTAGTCTCCCTTCCATTTATCCAATTATTAAGAACCATTGAGCATGTAGAACAAATATCAATATCCTTATACATCGAATCGATAGTGAATCTTTCATCATATAGACGTAATGATGTTATTTTAAACTCCAAATCCTCCTTAGAATTAGTTCTGGCCCTTATTTTATCAGGAACATAGAATCCACCACAAATATCACATTTACAAGCATTCATTTTTATCCTCCTATTTATAAATAGTTATCAGCCCAAAGAATAATACAGGCTATTATTAGTAGAAACATTATTTTACTCATACATCCCCCTTTTTTAAATCAATTCAAGTATTCTCATTATGAGATAAATACAAAGTAATACATTCGTGAATGCCCACATTTTAATATCCTCCTTAATCTCCAAAAATATAATCTAATGCTAAAAGAAATCCAATCCACAACAGTACCGTTATTAAAATTTGTATACCATTCATATATTCACCTCCTATTGCATCGCATATAAGAAATCCAATACATTTGATAGGACTGTGTATAAACATAAGAATATATTGTATGCATCACAGTCTTTATCAAGATCATACTGTTCAACCATTTTGATAGTATCACAGCAGTAGCCATCAACTATATCTCTATAGTCTGTTATTACAAGTATTGGATCTTTGTTTGGGTTGTCCCTAAGCCTATCACAAACCAGATCACAAGATACCCTATAATAGACCATATCTTTTGACATATTCTTTTTTATTTTGTAATAGTCTTTTGGTTCTTTGTAATACTCATCAAGGAAATCCCTAACCTCTTCAATAATTATTTCTGAGCTCATTTATTCATCCTCTTTTAGTAGTTTTTCTCTTAAAGTATTGATAAGATCATTATTTATATCATATCCTAAACCTTTACGTTCTTCATTTAGCAATTCTACAAACGCATTTAATATTTGTTCATATATGTGGTCATTCGGATTAACACAACATAGCAAATCCCGCTCATTTATTAATATTTTTTTGTGGTACATTCCTTTATAAACAATATTTACATGATAACACATCTCCTCATCACAATATCTAAAACTAACATATACATTTGTAGCTCTTATAATACCAAATAATTTAAATAGTTCCCATGATCTAATATACATTTTATTCTCCTTCTTTAAACAAAAAAGGAGAAGCCCTTAGGCTTCATCCTCTTCTTTTTTAGAATCCTTTACTCCAACTCCAGCATCAAACATTACTTTAATGCCTTTAATGTAGCCATTTACATAGCTAATATAATTACTCATAGCAAATACGGCTGACAATAAAGCGCCAGTTAATAAATTGCGTTTTTTCATATCAGATTCCTCCTTTCTATTATAGCTCCAAATATTTCTGCGAAAAGATAAAGGGGCTAATTAGCCCCAAATATCATCCAATTTTTTGCCCTCATCTATTAATGGTGTTACAGGGTCAAATGTTACTTTACAATCATATTCAGCACACATTTTTAGAATTTCTATATATGAGTTAGCAGCCAATTTAGCCGCACTGCAATACAGATCGTATACTTGTCTACAATCATTCCACCTGCACAACTCTGCACATGTTTGCGCTACAGATAGGAGTGTTATACAACTTATATATTCTCTACCAAACCTTTTTGCACGCCTCCTCATTCTAATCCCTAAAAGTATACTTTTTAATGAAATTTTTAACATAATTCTACCTCCATTCTAATCCATTAACAATAAGTTCCATTATAAGGCAGAATTTTAAAACGAAAAGGAAAGGAGCCTAAGCTCCTTAACCCTTCTTTTTCTTTTTAAATATCAACTTGAACAATAATATGTCAAGTAGTGGTAATAGTAGAATTACCAATAATGCTGGTGCAATTGCAACTATTCCCATTACAACTGCTGCTAAACAGCATACTGCGAATAATACAGTTACAACTAACAATAATGTAATCATTATACTACACTCCTTTCAATACTGTTAATAGTTTCATTATAAGGCAATATTTCAACGCGAAAAGATAAAGAAAGAGGAGCAATTAAGCTCCTGCAATCTCTTAGTTATTGATTATCCTTGAGTATCAATATGATACCAACAATAATCATAACAATTCCAATCGCTGTCATTTAATTGTCCTCCTCTTTTCCTTCATAGGAATCCTTGATCTCATCATCACTCTCTTCGTCCCGCTCACTCAATATAAATCCAAATCCAACACCAAATACAAATACAAGTGCTGTCCAAACTGCGAAAAGTATGAAGTGAACAGTGTTAATAAAGTTTTTCATATCAATTATCTCCTTTTCTATTATAAGGAAGTAAAAAATCACGAAAAAAAGGAAAGGAGCCTAAGCTCCAATCCATTTTGGTTACTTAAGAATCCTCATATCACTCAGGATATCTCCAAGACATTCTCCCTCGGCCTTTCTGTGGTCGATCATCAACCATTCACTTGATTTTGGTTGCCGTTTCAGTTCGTAATAATGCCCAGCTGATCGATCGTAGATATAATTCTCCTTAAGCTGCTTCTCTTCCTTATTATTCTTATTCTTGGACACTACTCGAATTAACTCGATAGATCCACTGATAAGAACCGTAGCAAGTCCCACAGCCTCAGTAGTATGATCTCTACACCAATCTTTTGTTCTATAATACTTCTGTTTGGCATCCCACTTCAAATCGTCGATTTTCTCCTTAAAAGACCGTTTTTCATTAACAACTGTCATTTTAAACCATCCTTTCTATACTTGATTTTTAGTTACCATTATAAGGTAAAATTTCGAAACGAAAAGGAGCCGAAGCTCCTAATCCTAAGATTTTTTGATTTCTTTCTCAATCACCGCTTTTGCACACAATGCCATGTTGTCGCCATATCTCTCAGCAATTTCATCAAACTTTCCAGCCTGAGCAAGCTTACCTATAATATGCTGTCTCCTAACTGTTTCTTTTTCATTCATTACTTTATCCATGGTTTAACCTCCATTAAATATTGTTTGTTAACGGTTACCATTATAAGATAATAAAAATACGCGAAATAAAAAAGAGAAGCCAGTAACGGCTCCTCTGACTAATCATTTTATTCATCCCAACCAAACGTCATATTTCCGTATCGGTCTTTTTGCACTGTAATTTGTGCATCTTCTCCGACATCAGATTTAATCTGTTTATCCAAGTTCTGAATCATTTTGATCTCATCATTTGTGAACGTTACTGTCTCGCTCTTTTTGTTGATCGTAAACATCACCAAAAGTATGAATACCATACAAAGAACCATTCCCCCGAGGCCTAGAATAAGTCTATGCTCCATAGGCATAGAATCCTCTTTCTCGACAACCTCGATAACATCATCGTTTCTTTTCATAGTATTACCATCCTTTCTAAGCTTGTTAATAATCTTCATTATAGGAAAGGAAAAATAAACGAGACACTAATATCAATATTCTTATGCTGGAAAAAGATAAAGGAGCCATTAGTCAATGACTCCATCATCTATAAGCTCCATAGTAACATAAGCGAATACGCATGCTACAAGCATAAGAATACTCATATCAATACCTCCATGTATTTGTGCTTTGTTTATATGTTCTCATTATAGGAGTATATTTTTTCGCGAAAAAGATAAAAGGGATCATTTTGATCCCTAGTATCCTAACCAACTGAATACGAAATATAATAATATAAGTCCTAATACTGGTCCTAAATACCTAGCAAAGTCAATAGCGTAATCCTCCACAACTTTTGCAACTGTTTTAACCTTACTCATAACTTATCCTCCTAAATAATATTAATTGTTTCCTATTATAGGATAGTAAATCCACGCGAAAAATAAAAAGAGTAGCCGGAGCTACTCAATGTAAATACAGTCCATCTCGGATCTCATGGTATAAATCAGAACCCTTGTCTTTTTCTGTAATGACTGTGGTTTCACCATTAGATTCTATAACCATAGCTGTATCACTACCGTATGTGAATACATCACATATTTCGTCATCGCCATTGGTATATGATCCCATATAGTTGAACCCGCGGTCTTCCATATCCTCAACAATTCCTGACTCCATGAGAGCCTCATGAATCATGTAGTTTTCAAGTTTTTCTCCGACTACTGGTACAAGAAACATCGATAATACTAATCCTGTAATTGCTCCACATGCAATAACTTTTACTAATTCTTTCATCATTATTTACCACCCTTTCAATTTTGATTAGTTAATTGTTTCCTATTATAGGATAGTAAATCCACGCGAAAAAATATAGGCCCAGATTTTAATCCGAGCCTAAGTTCTTTAAGACCTACTTTGTAAAGATCTTTGGAAGATGTAACTCTCTCCCCGGAGTTGACGTGATACGTCCATGCTCCTCGAAATCAAACACCTTATTTTGGGCATGCAGATACAATGCGCTGCTGATACCTACCGGCGCCAGAATCTTTGCCATCTCGAATGCTACACGTTGCCAACTCAATTGCTGTTTATGATCTTCAGCAGCGATCGCAGCTGCATTACGCTCCTTCTCAATTTCCCTATGCTCTTTCATCTTCTCAATCTCGATATCAAGCATTTTGGAATTGTGTTCTTCCGTAATTCTTCTACTCTCCTGCTTATCATAGTAATCAGCCTCAATCTTGTTGTACTCTTGCATTTTTTCAAGAATGTCAAGTTTCCGACCGTAGACAGCCTTCCATTCTTCGCTACCAATTTTTGATGAATTGATAATCTCTGTAAGCCTGTCACACTCACCAATCAACTCGTTGTAAAGTTTCTCATCCATATTTTGGACCTCCCTTTCTTTAGTCTTCATTATAAGGTAAAAAATATTAGCGAATGTTTGGATTACTTTCATATAGGTATTCTTTACAAGAAATATTGATTGGGACTTCCAATATATCAAATGTTAACGATGTTTTTACGATATCTTCGTTAATAAAATTTGCCATGTCTTCCGCTAAATATAACATATGCGCTTTATACCTACAAACATCTTTATGCCGGCATTTAATACATGGAATACTTATAAATGCTGCTACATCTGCTTGATTCATTTTATTTTCTCCTTTCTAAAAAGGAAAGGAGCCTAAGCTCCTAATCCTTAAATCGTTTACTGCTTTGAATCTACCAAATCTGCCACTCTGATCAAATCATCAGAGATTTTTCGTGCCTCATCGCTATTAAAGAACATCGTAAATTCGCTGCTCGGTTTATTAAATATACTTAATAATTTTGATGAGTACCGCCTGATATTTACGCCTACTTGATTGTTATATGTAACACCAACCCGTAAATCGCTATCATATCCCATGGCACGCGCCAAAAATTCTCGTACACCTAAAACCGAGATAACTCCGCCTGCTCCTATAGCAACACCTTTGATCTCTTTCTTATGATTTTTAAGATAGTTTTTGATATTGTCTTTCATAGCAATATCCTCCTTTCTATTATAAGACTATATTTTAAAACGAAAAAGGAAAGGAGCCTAAGCTCCTAATCCATTTTGTTACTATTCCTCGTCATCTCTTTCACAAGTAGTATACTTGTTCTTCTTAGAGAACTTGTCCTGGAACCACTCAACAATGTCACTACCTTTGAGCCATATAGTGAGGCCTATTGAGTATAAAACCATACCAACAGCCATCGCTTTTATACATGCTCTTGTGTAACCTTTTTCAGTTCCTCTTGCAATCATCTCTTCATTCAACATAATGATACCTCCTTATAAATAAGATCTTGATCAATAGTTTCTATTATAAGAAGAAAAAATTATGCGAAAAAAGAAATAAGCACACATTTAGCAAAACGCCGATATTTCCCTCAGGCTCATGGTCTTGATCTCTCAAGAGTTCAACACTAATGTGTTCTAGCCTCGTCCGCTCTTATTGCGCTGAGCTATCTCCTTCCAGAGTTTCAAACCTTGCTTCTAGATCTGCCACTCTATGCTTTGTCTAAATGTTAATCATATAGATTTTCTCATTATAAGAAAGAATTTCTACGCGAAAAAGGAAAGGGAGTCATTAAGACTCCGCTTTTCCTGCCTCTTCCATAAATATTCCGTTAATTAAACTGTTAATCTCTTCGATTGACATCTCTGATTCAGGTTTAATCCTATTGTAGTTTATTTTGTTTTCATCTACCTCGGTTATCCTTTCAGAAGTTCTAATCTCTCTAAACATAGTTTAATTCTCCTTTTCTTATTATAGCATAAGAAAAAGATGCGAAAAAATAAAAGAGAATATTTTAAGGCGACCAGCATTACCTGTAATCGCCTTATTCTTATCGCTGTTTCTTTATCCTAAAAACAGCCGACCGACGAGTCGAGATTTCTTCTGGATTACCCTTTACTATAAGGGTCCATTTTGTTGTATTGAAATCTGAGTCATCAACTACTAAGTCTCCATCTGAATGTAATGCAGCAGCCATATAGCCTATGACCATGCCGATTACAATTCCAATTAGTAGATAAATCATTTTGAGTCTCCTTTCTTAATAAAAAAGAAATGGGTGAGCCGACAAACTCTCACTCGGGACTTTCCTTTCGGATAATGTGCCATCTAATTCCACCTTGTGCCTTTCGGCTAACCATATCGTAACTTAGGTTAGGTTTAATCCATTTCTTTTGTTTTTTCTCATTATAGCGCCGATTTTTTATGCGAACTATGATGTCGGGTTATTTAAGATGTAAACTGACTCCTCGATCAGTTCATCAAGCTGATCTGCATCGATCGAGATTCCGAGATCAGCAAGTCGCTCAATTACATAGGCCTCAACCTTTGCTTTCTTCTCAGCGCCTTTTCCGCTCCCAGTAATTGTCTGCTCAGCTGCTTTAACCCCAGTCTCAATAACCTCATAGATAAGACTTCTTGTACTTGAATCATTTTGAGCCTTGATCCATGGTACAAGATATCTTGTGATGAGCGTTACAGCTACAATTACTACAACCTTAAGAATCATAAATAATACATCATTCATTTTGATCATCTCCTTCACTGTTTTCATTCTTTAATTTCAACCGCTTGATCATCGCACATGATAGTATTTCTCCCCCGAAGCATGCAAAGAAGCAAGTGGTCAGTGTCCCCAATTCCATTTCTGTTTTTAATGCCAATACAATACTCACAACTGTGTAAGTAATTATGCAAACAAAAGAGAATATTATATACTTGTCTAATCCGGAAAGCTTTTTATTCTTCTTCATGATGTCCTCCTTTTTTAGAAAACCTTAAATATTTTGAAATTCTCAATTCGATCGATCTCGCTTGATTGGAAGCTTATTTACCTCTGTCATTACACGTTCAGCAGAACCATCGCCACCAAGTTTTTTGTATGGGATGTATAGATAATCGTGCAAACTCTCATACTCATCTTGTGTAATATATGGTTTTCCGTTTTCATCAACTCTCGTTAGGTAGTGCATACCAAGATATACAATCCGATCATGCCCAAGACCTAAAAGCATTTGTGATCTGGCATCTTTTTTTTCATATTTCTTTTGAAAAAATGCCCAGAAGCCAGATGATGCTATGACAGTACAAATAATAGTTACGA